TGCAGTTTATTCAGAGTAAAGGTATTCTGGTACAGCGTATACGGGCTCTTCTTAGAACTCTGAGGGAGTCAGAAGGGAGAGCCCCGAGAATAAGTTGCATACATGTTATATACAGTACAGAATGTAGGTTGATTCTAGAAGTCCCGGTCTCTGGATTGGTCCTGCTTCGGGCGTAGTCTCTTCTCATTGGTCCCTGGTTGTTGTTGCCAAGGCTCAGAATGTTCCTTACTTAATGTCTGTTTGCAAAACAGCTTGCTTGCATCAGCACGTGCATCAGCACGGTTAAGCCGTTAAAACCTTATAAGCCTATGTGTCATAAGAATGGGTGTGTGTGGTTCTTTGTCTACGCTTAAGTGTTTGTGTGTCAGTATGTGTGTGTTTCTGGCATCAGCAGATATGTCCTCACGAGGCTATATTGCTGCCACGCCTGTGGTTGGCCTGTTTCCTGTTTTTTATAGCTATGTGTGTGTGTGGTAACTTTGTATATCCTGCCTGCAGCTGCTTAAGCAAAACAGTCATCAACTCACTCGCAGCCTAAGAGAGGCCAAACAATACACTCCATTGCTCTAGCATAATTAGTATATAGGCATTATAATATAATAGGTAAATAAGCGTTATTGTATCTTACTCTTACAAATCCCTCTCTTCACGTCTCTTTAGACGTGATATAGCTTTAGACTTAAACTTTTCAGGGAAAAGTTTTAGAGATTCCCTCTCTTCACGTCTCTAAAGAGACGTGACAATTAACAGTTTAAATGAATTCGGTTTCAAAGTCGTCATCACAAACATCCTCTGTCCCTAACAACGGATACATCTGAGCAGAGCTATGAGGATCAATTGCTTTAGTAATAAGTCTATTAAGCAAAGATCGCAAGCACGGAATACAGCAACACCCACATAAAACAAGAACAGCAGAAAAGACAGAAATTGAGACTAGGATGGAGGAAATCAAAGTTTTGTATTTCCCAAACACATCCATCCAATTGTCCCAGGAAGAGGAGTCAATACCGGAGTGTGACTTCATTTTACCATTCAGAGTCCTAAGGCCATCTAGGGCATGTGTCAAACTACCATCGGAGGCCGTATTGTTTGGAATAAACGTGCAACAGTTGTCCCCAAACATGGAGCAAACACCTCCCTTCTCGGCCAATAACATATCCACAGCAATGCGATTTTGAAATGCCATAAGACTGGTGGCTGACAATTGTCCATGAACCGCATCAAACCCTTGTTGGGTCAGATTGCCCAATCGTTGTACATTAAAATGAACATAGTTTATGCGATCAACATTCTTGTTTATGGTACACCACCAGCATATAGACGATTCAAAACCAGCAGTAACTTGATTGACTAACTTATACTCATCCGGCACCCCTCTAGGCACCCCAATAGCATCAATATAGGTAGGGTTGTCGGGAGTCAAATGCACCTCTCGTTTGGAACGACTTCCTCCTGTCTCCTGCACTTGGGCCATTAGCTCACCAACACTCATAGGATAGACTGAAATGGGAAGAAGCAGAGACACTAGAGCACAAAGACCAGTTGAATTAGGGGGGAAACGTGACAATAGTGTATTACCTCCACACCACCACCATACATCTGCTCTGGCTACCACTTTAAGGGGCGCATTCGGATGATGGGTGCTGTTACACCATCCCTCAGTTATGTTTCCTAAATATGGGGGTCCCCTGGACATGTTGACACAGGTAAAGTTTCCCATAGCCACATCTGAGGAGAAAAGGGGTGTATGTCTGCTCTTGACTATGGGATAAATTTTGTTCCACTGGGTACAACTCGAGTTAGAGGCAAGGTTAGCATTCTTCATAACCGGAAAGACACATGCCACTGTTATTGCTGCCGGCACTACTCTAGGGAGAGGCCTCGGACCCATACATACCATACAACTTTGCCGAGCTGATTTTCCTGCTTCCTCTGTCAACAAAAGCCAGTTGTTAGAGAATCCTGAGACACCCGTCGCCATCTGAATGACATCATCTAGAGTTGGCGGGGTTGTATCCATAACAACTGGACCCCAAGCACCACCCTTTCTAGGCGCTTCCACAGGAGATGAAATATTATCCTTTACCGTGATTGCCTGTGGACTAGATATATTAGTAAAGCAAATCCGCAAACTCCAATCTAATGAGTTAGACACATATGGAGCCAGTACAAACTGACTACAGCCTAGGCTTTCTTTCGGTCGAATAACAAATTTCAACCCCGTTGGAGTAGTAGATAAAGTTAGGACCTTCCTCCATCCTCCAACAAGATTCCCTTTAGACCAATCAGACCAGTCTGGACCCGATTCTGACACTAAGTTTTTCCAGGACCATTCGCTATAGCCTCCTAGAGTCATATACCATACCTTATCAGTAAACTCCATCGCACTCCCCCAGCTATTTCTAGAGCGTCCCAGAAGCCCCCATGGCAGAGTGACTGTAGTGGTGGCGTTTAAGGCTAAACATAGGGTGGTGCTCCTAACTTGTGTAGGAACACACAATTCATCAGTGTGTTCGGTGGAGCGTTTGTGTATCCTGTGGTTCGCAGAACTGTTGGCTGCGGGTAAGTAAGCAAATTGTTGCATTAGATTATGTCCTGAATCAGTGTAGTTAGATGTAGAGTTAGCGCTATCTGTTGCTTGATTACCAATCATGTGTTCAATAGCCCAGAGCATTATTCCCGCTACACATCCCAACGTTATCACTAGTAGAACAAACACTGGGGCGGAACATCCCAGTCGACCCCATGGCGTTCTGCATCGCCTGGACCATGGGTGACCCTCCCGGACATCTGAGGAATGGAGTCGTCTCCACATTCTTCAGTTGTCGGGGCTCTCAGAATTTATAGCCAAATTGGAGGCGATCAAGTCGCTTCTGACTTCTGTCAGCGTTCTGTCAGGTGCTGGTGCTGGTGTACAATGTGTCAGGTGGTGCCAAGGTGCGCCTGATTTACCTTTGACCTGGACTGAGTGTGAAGTAACTTCCTTCACTTCGTACGGTCCAGTCCACCTGGGATCTGCCCACTTTCTCTTGTGGACCTTGATCCTTACCCAGTCTCCAACCTTTACCCTTGGTTGATCCTGGTCATCCGTCAGCTCCCCCTCTGCGACACGTTGTATCTGTATGGAGAGAGCTGCAGATAATTCGGTCAGTTTCCTCACATAATCAGTCATTCCTATCTGGTGGACATCAAGAGCGGGCATATGACCTCCCTCTCTTGGCGGCCCAGGCATCACTCGGCCTGTCATTATCTCATGGGGTGATAGATGTGTCCCTGCACCTGGTGAGGACCTCATGGCCATCAGTGCCAGGGGCAGGGCTTCCACCCACGTCAATTTTGTCCCTGCACAAACCTTAGCTATCTTAGCCTTCAAAGTTTGGTTACAGCGTTCCACAAGTCCCTGCGATTGCGGCTTATAGACCGAACCGAATTTGTGTACAATACCAAACCTCTCCTCAACCTGTCTCAGGTGTTGATTGGAGAAGTGGGACCCGTTGTCGGATCTGATTTGTCGTGGGACTCCATACCTAGGTATGAGTTCCGTTTGTAGCCACTTAATGACAGACTTCGCATCCTCCTTAGCTGTAGGAATTGCTTCCACCCATCTAGAGAATCTGTCTACCATTACTAGCAAGTATCTCTTTCCTCCCCTGACTTGATCTGCTCCCATGTCTGTGTAATCTATGCTGATGTCTTGAAAACAGGCATTGGGCACCGGGTAATGACCCATTGGGGTTTGGTACGGTTTCTTCGGGTTGTAGTTTCCACAGATGGTGCAATTATCGCAGAATAAGTCTGTCATCTCCTTCATGTATGGATGCCACCACGTGTAGGAAACTCTTTGCAATGTCTTCAGTTTCCCCTCATGTGTTAGGCCATGTGCTTCTCTGATAAGTTCTGGGCAGAGATTGGCTGGTGCCACTAGTCTTCCATCATGGCACCTCCAAAGTCCTTCAGGTCCTTGTGAGGCACCCTTCTGCTTCCAGACCGAGTGCTCGTATGGTCCTGCAGTCTGTTGTAGTTCTTTTATGTGTTCAACTGTCAATTCCGTACTGGGTGGGTCCACTCTGAGTACCATCTGTCCAGGTGAGTATCCTCCTGCCTTCTTCGCGGCTTGGTCAGCTGCATCATTTCCCTTGCTGATTCTGGAGTTCAATACCTGGTGGCCTTTACATTTCATGATGGCCACCTTTTTCGGGAGTGCCACCGCTGAGATTAACACCTCCATCTGGGTCTTGTGTTTGATGGGTAGATTTCCAGTTGTTGTGAAGTTTCTTCTGAGCCATTGGGGTCCATCTATGTGTACTGCCCCATGCGCGTAGGCCGAATCTGTGTAGATATTAACCGTTTTCCCTTCGGCTAGGGTCAACGCTCGGGTCAGGCCAATGATCTCTGCCAATTGAGCTGAGGCCGGCTGAGGTATTACCCCAGATTCCAGCGTGGAATGGTTTCCATTCGAATCCTGTTGCACCACCGCGTAGGCAGCTATGTTTCCATCTTTCCCTCTGTAGCAACACCCATCTGTATAAAGCCAGAGGTCAGCCTGTGGCAGTGGGTCATTTCCCAAATCTGGTCTGAGCTTTAGCTCTTGTGCTGCTCTTTCTGCACATACGTGAGGTGAACCTTCGTCAGCGTTGAGAGCGTCCGCCATGTTCTTGTCGGTGTTTACGAATGTGATATGTGACTGGGTACATTTATTCTGTATTTTGTTTTTTCTGTCCGCGCTAAAAGTAAATTCTTTTGCTGTCAGGTATGCTGCAACACCATGGTGTGTGTGTATCTCCATCTTGTGACACATCACCAGGTGAGCAGTTTTTTCAATTGCTTTTGCCACTGCTGCCACGTACCTTGAACACGTAGTTTGACCTGTTTCAATGTGGTCCAGTTTTGATGAGTGGTACATCAGTACCCTTCTCTCCCCCTCTTGTTTCTGAAAAAGTATTGCCGAGGCAAAACCTTCTTTTTCAGAAACATCCAGATGAAACGGCTTGCTGTAGTCAGGGGCAGCAAGAGCAGCTGCTACTGAGAGGTCTGTTTTCAGAAGTCCGAATGCGCAAGTCGCTTCGGGCGTCCATATTAACGAGGCATGAAGATTCCTAGCCCCAGCCTGCCTGACAATTTCTCTCAATGGTTCGGTTCTGCAGGTGTAATCAGGAATGTGAGTACGGCTGTAGCCAGTCAGTCCAAGGAATGAGAGCAGTCCGGAGACTGTGGTGGGCCTGGGGTGGTGTAAAATTGAGTTACGGTGAGCTGTGGACAAACCTGCCCCTTCTGCGGAAACTTCCCTTCCCAGAAACAGAACAGTTCGTCGGCATGTCTGTACTTTTGACCTCTTGACCTTGTATCCCTTTGTGGCCAGAAAGTCAAGCAGGATCTTGGTTGCTGCCAGGCATTGGTCAGAGGAACAAGCAGCCAGCAAAAGGTCGTCAACATATTGAATGAGGACCACACCATCAGGGATTACGATTTCTTTCAGGTGATCCTTCAAAACGCGGTTAAATATTCCAGGGGAACATCTGTACCCTTGTGGGAGAACTGAATACGTATATTGCTGGTTGTCATAAGTGAAAGCAAACAGGGGTTGAGAGTCTACATGTAAAGGTATGCTGAAAAAGGCATTGGCAAGGTCCACCACGGTGAAGTATTGGTGTTTGGGTGAAAGATTGCTCAAAGAAACGTGAGGATCTGGTACCGGGAGGTCCACCCCTGTGGTGACATCATTGACAGCTCGGAAGTCTTGAACCATTCGGTACGTCTTCCCATCAGCTTTGGGGACAGGGAGTATGGGAGTGTTCCATGGTGAGCTGGTAGCATAGATGCAGTCAGCTCCCAGCAGTCCTTCCACGGTGGGCCTGATCCCTTCAATCTGTTCATACTTCAAACGATATTGAGATCGGTAAACAGGAAGTTGGCCTTGGTGGGTAAGCTGCACTCTGACCGGTGGGACTGCTAGTCTACCGACGTCAAAAGGTGACGTGGTCCAGATAGCCTCGTCAATGGAGTCCAAAAGGGCTGTTGCTGAGGGATGGTCAGAATAAGGTTTTCCATGGTGACGGGGAAGTGAGAGACGTTCAGGCTTACATATTTCGGTGGTATCAACCAGCACTATTCTCCACATTTGCTCCGTGGATGCCTTCATTATTCCAGGAGTTGCTGTGGGCACCCAATCAAGTTTAGATGCACGTCGTATCATAGGACCCAGGCTTCTTGCTTCGAACCCATTTCCTACGGCAAGAGTAACGTGGGGTGATGAGTCAGGGGCCAGCTGGTACCATGGTTTGAGATGTGAAGGTAGGATGACAGGTGCTGCCACACCCTCGGGTCCACATACAATAGACAGACAACGGATACTGGGAGTTTGGTGTGACATGTTTTCATCCCAGTCCTCGGTATATGGGTTATCTTCATCATCCGTAACGTTCATGGTGCAGTGAACCTCGGGTAGGGGTGTCTTATATGGGTGGAGTGCGTAGATAAGTCTTCTCCAGGTGTTAAATTGAAACTGTATGGCTGGGGTGGACGGGCCAGTCTGGGTGCATTTTAGCCAGTAGACTTCTTGCGTTAACGACAGCGGTGGGACCGGAAGTGAAGGTAGGAGAAGCACCCTCCCAGATTTCGGAGAGTTGATGGAGACTTCCACCCCATCTTCTGTTAGATTGATGAAACACCCTAGTCTACAGAGTAGGTCTCTTCCCAACAGGTTGATGGGACAGTTAGGGCAGTATAGAAACTGGTGTCGTACCGTTGACGGTCCCCAGCGGAAAAGCAATGGTTGAGTTTTTAGCTGAGTTTCTGGTCTCCCTGACACCCCCACCACCTGTATGGAATCCATTGATAAGGGTTGCATTGTCTTAATGGCTGAGTAGGTGCAACCAGTATCCACTAGAAATCGATGGTTCACCCCCTCTATTTGACATGAAACTGTGGGTTCGGTATATACAGAGTAACGTTGGACCTCAGCCTCAGGTGGTGGTGGGCATCTTCATTCCCAGGGAGTATTGTCGTCGTACATGCCCTGGAAGGGCAGGCTTGGTCCAGCAGGGCTGTATGGGGCTGGTATCGGCTGGGGCGCCCTCAGAGGTCCTCGTGGCTGTCCCCGTCCTCTTCCGGCCTGGCCTTGGGAACGGTTCAAAAGGAACCTTCTCTGACTGTCAGTCTGTGGTAGGGGACAGTTTCTTGCTTGATGCCCCGGCTGTCCACAATTGTAACAGGCACCATTATTCATGTAACGTGATCCCCAATGTCCTCCTGCCTGTGGTGGTCCCCTGGGAGGATAGCCATACCCCGGATAAGCCTGGGGGTACTGTGGCGAAAGGGGAGGTGGTGGAGGTTGATACGGTGGCTGTGGGTATGGCGCTGGATTGGGTGATGGTGTGGCCAGCATCTGTTTAACAGTTTCATGGACCAATTGAGGGAGAGGTACTGCTCCTTCAACCATTTGCTTCTTGGGTTGGGCGGTTTTCTGCGCATCCTTCAGCTGCAGCTTCAACAGTTGCACCTGCAGGGCCTTTATCTCTGACTCTGCTCCTCCCGCGTCCTTGTGGTGTTGTGAGATGTGGTGGTGTACGTGGGAGCAGAACTCTGCTTTAGATTTGGAACACAGCCCGACTGTTTGTCTCAGCTTAGCTTTCACGGGGGCAGGTGTTCCATTGATAACTACCTCCTTCCACATATTAAGCGATGTTTCTGATGCGTCATGTGGTTCCCCATGTACAGTCCGCCATGTGGTCTTTGCCCTATCTAGGTATTCTGCAGGTCCTTCCCCTGGGTTCATGAGAAATGATGACAAAGCTGCATAGTCTCTTTCGGTTGGATAATTTCTCCTGAGCTCTGCCCACAAAGGCCCTGTATAGACTTCTGGAGGGGTGGGTCCTGGCAGGTGATCTAGTCCAGCTGTTTTCATTATGACATTCATAGTCACGTGGTCTGTTGCCCTAGCCAACAGTGCTCTCATGTCCCCAAGTCCTAATCTGAACCCTGAGGTCAGGGTTTGCAACTGTAGGAGCCACGCTGAGGCACCTCCATGCAGACTTGGTAGTTGTTCCATCATGGAGGTCAGATCGGTCAGCTTCCATGGGCTGTATTGTTCTCCCCTTCCTGTTGCACACAGTCGTAGTGGGGCTTGGAGATGGGTCCTGTTTCGTTGTTCTATGAGCCGTTGCGACCTCCTGGGGCCTGGTTGGCTCAGTTCGGTCTGGAGATCCTGTACTTCACCTAGAAACGTCCCCCTCAGCTGGTATGGTCCTCCACCCCCACTCGGAAACTGCTCTCTGTTAAGTTGCTCCGCTGCTGTCCATATCTGTTCTTGGGTGGGTGCGGGATCATTTTCGTCCTCTTCCTGTGGCATATTGTATGATGTGAGATACTCTCGGTCAATATCGTTCTGCCTCAACTGTTGATGTTCACCGGTGTAGCTGTGTGGGGTTGTGACAGCCCTGGATAGGGGTGAGGGAAGACTCTGCGGGAGTGGTCTGTAGCTCAGCGATCCCGACGGCGGTGGGCTTGAAAATGGTTGGTCTAGGAAAGGATTCCGGGTCCTCTTGCTACTTTGGGTTCTCATGCTTCCTTCTTCCAATGAGTCAGGACCTCTGGTAGACCGCCCTCCGGCGGGCCCCAAATCGTCAGTGTCCATAGAGCGTTGGGGCGGCTCCGAGTTCTCCACATCTATTGTTCCTTCTACCAGGTGCACTTCTCCCTTTATCACGCCCCCTCTTACTGTCAATACAGGTGCTTGTACAGTAGGTGATGGTGAGGCTGATGGGGAGTAGGGTGGGGGTCTGGAATCTTCTGGCAGGTCTGGATAGAGGCGCTGGGTGGGGGTTTGGTTTTCGGCTGGGGTGGCTGGTGAGATAGTAGGGACCCCACCCTCCTTCATGTCCGTGGCTATCCCCATCACTGCTGGAGTTCTTAGCATTATAAATCTTCTGGTCTCCTCGATAGCCCAAGTGCCTATTCTCAGCTCCTCTTCTGCTTTTTCTCTCTGCTTAGTCCCTTCCTTCCTAAATACGTGCTGCCTATTCAAATCCACTTCGCTGTCCTTCGCTCTCTGCTTTCCCTCTCTTAATTCTCCTTCCATTGTGCTCAGCTGAACCCTGGTTGGTGCTCCCCCTGCCAAATAACCTTCTTGTGTCCACCTTAATTTTAACCTTTCCCACACTTTCTTATGGTCTTTCCACTGTACCTTCCCACCTGCCCTGTCCTGCATGCGCTGGTCTAGATACTCGCTAAATTTCATCTTAAGAGGTTGTGAAGATGCCATAGTGATAAATGATCGTTGACTATCTGAGTATACTTAGCCCGTCACTGCCTTGGGACAGTGATGTATTCTTGGAGAAACTATTACTTGTACTCTGTCTTAACTCAGAGCTCCTCCGTCATATACTCAGAATTAACGAGACAATTAATCCAATTAAAGCCTTGTGAAACCCTGTGTACAGTTAAAACCTCACTGGTCACAGCCAGCCTATTGGTTCCTTATTCAATTAACAATATGCCTCATTCATGTACTCTGCGTACTCAGGTAGCAACTCTACAACACTTTTAACCAGTCATGAGCAAAGTTATGGTATGTAAATCACCTAGTACTAGTATCAATTGAACTATTGGTCATATTTAATACTGGATCTATTCCTCATTCGGACACTACCGACATCTATGAATAGTATTTCTGTACTCTATACTGGATCTATTCCTCATTCGGACGCTGCCGACATCTATGAATAGTATCTTTACACTTTAAATACTGGATCTATTCCTCATTCGGACGCTGCCGACATCTATGAATAGTATCCCAAATAATCATACAATTTGTTACATTACATTGCATTCACAGTCAATAGAATTCCCACAATTCCTTTACTTCACTGCTTAATGAAATTTTAGCAATAAATTTACACAAAACCCATACTCACTCTCGGAATAACTGATCTTAAATTTAGTATTTCAACTAATGTGCAAAGTTCGTTTAAACAGGTTTTGCTTACCTTTTTAGTGGTCGACCTGAGATCAGTTCCCCGAGTTGAGTAGAGTTTTGTCCTCCCCCGGATCGGTTCGTCTGTCTCCTTGAGCCGTCCTTCCACCAACTCGCTCCCACACCTTCACGTTTTATGGGTCTTTAGTAAACCATCCTCTGCTACCAAGATTCTGTTGATAAAAGGTGAGGTGCTTAGGCTAGCGAGCCGGTCAAGGATCAGATCAGACGAGGAGTTAAAGTTTAACAATCTGCAGTTTATTCAGAGTAAAGGTATTCTGGTACAGCGTATACGGGCTCTTCTTAGAACTCTGAGGGAGTCAGAAGGGAGAGCC